CGCCAATGAATACGATGAGCCTTGCTTTCAGCTGCTCATTGCTCAGGCGGGTTTGGTGTCTAGGTGTTCGAGCCACTTGCTTCTTCTCCAATAATGTCCGCAGTGCAGACTCCTTGAACCTTACATTGCGGCGGATTGCACTCAGGCTTCTTCCAGTTTTCATAGAGTTGGCACTCATAGCGAGTCCATCCCTGGTATTGACCACAGGATGACAGCGCACCAAGACCCATCAAGAGCGCTGCCAACCTGAGCCATTTCAGAGTCACTTCCCCTTGACCCCAAAAGCTGTGTCCTTAGGATTGACGTAGCGCCCAATCACGACAACGACCGCACCGAGACCGGCACGGACAATGAGCATTGGATCAGTCTCGCCGGCAGATACCTGCGCGATGCAAGCGCCAATGAAAACCTCAGCTAGTGACTTACCGATTGCCTGATAGTTCATTTCTTTACCTTCTTCCCTTTTGCTGGGTGTGCTTCAGTTACTACATCGACTGTTGGAAATTCGCCCTTATATGGGACGTACTTTGGAGAGCCAAAGCCCACCACTTCTTTGCCGATTGTTCTTTCCTTAACCATGACCATGCCGCCATTGCGTTGAGAGCCGCTACCGGATGTATTGCCCTCGATGGTCACGACTGTGTTGCCCTTGATGCCTACAACCAAGCCAACGTGAGAGATGCGATCTACTGAATCATTTGGGAAGTCCATAAATGCCAAATCGCCTAGCTTTGGAGTCTGAGACCAACGGCCTGAATCCTGAAACACGGAAGCGCCTTTGACTGTGCTCACCACTGAATGAACCTTGACACCAGCTTCTTTTAATACCCAGTTACAAAATGAACCACACCAAGGTAGTCCTTGGGCTTTCATCGCTTCACCGTATTTGGTGATGTTGTCGGGTGTTTCCACATAGCCAACTTCGGCTTTTGCGATTTCGATGGCGTGTGGCGCTGAGCCTACTGGGTAACTCATGCTGTGAGTGCCGCCAATTCCTCAGCAGTTAAACCCAGTTTAGACATAACAGCTTCTTTAGCTGCTTTCTTTGCAGCTATTTCGGCTGCTTCGGCTGCAGACTGAGCTTGATCTAATTCATACTGAGCCAACTCCTCAGCGGTCATCTCACGATCTACGATTTCATTGGTTTCTGTGTCATGAATTCTGATGATTGGATTTGGCATTATTTGACTCCATAGATATAGACGGTGCCACCGCTGAATGTGCCGGTGGAAGTAAAAAGGGTGACATTTGTTATTGCGGCCGAAGCATCATAAGTACCAATGCCTTGTGCAATTGTATAACCTACTCCATCATCGCCGTTCGCTGTCCAGGTCACAAGATTGTCCGCACCGTCATTTAATTGATAAACGGTCATCTCACAATTTGATTTCTGTCGCAATGTCGTAAATGTGTTTCCAGCGGTTGCATAAAATGAAGTTGCTAGCTGAGAATTTGAAGCAAATAAAGAAGTGTTTTCGGCACCGATTCGGTTTTGGTTGTAATTAGATCCGGTATCGCTATTCAGTCGCAATCTAACTTCACATGTTGCACTTGTATAAACGTTTCGAACCAAAATAAATAAATCTGTGTATGTGCTAGCTGAAACGCTGATTGACGTTGAAGATCCTGACAGTGTAGTTGTCGAAAGCAAAGTTTTACCGCCGCCTGCCGGAGTTGCCCATTTAAGGCCAGTTGTTTCAGCTGAATCAGCAGTCAAAACTTGACCGTTTGTGCCAACTGCTAGGCGAGCAAAAGCATCCGCACCAGTGCCACCAATCAAATCACCTTTGGCATCGATAGCTGTTGCCATGGAATTTGTGACTGTAACTGTGCCGGAAGTGCCACCGCCTGAAATACCAGTGCCGGCAGTCACCCCGGTAATGTCTCCTGTGTTTTGGTCAATCCAGGTGTAGTCCAAATCGGTGTTTGATGCTTTCGAAAGGATTTGGCCTGAAGTGCCGCCCTTCAAATCTACAAATGATGTATCAACGCCATTAAGAGCGGTACGGATAGCTGCCGCGCCATCTTTGACGAGATCGGTGTCATCGGGTGTCTCCCACCCAAAGTTGGTTGTGGTTGCCATTTTGCTCCTTTTCTAGGCCACTATTGTGGCATTATTCCAATCCAATGTGCTGTTAATTGTGTTCCATGTCTCGGCAGCGCTTACATCTTCCCACTTCATTGATTGCAAGCTGAAAGCGGTTGGAGACACGTTAAGGGTTAGATTCAGATTGTTGTAACTTGCGCGGAATGTCCAACCCTCGACAAAGCCTTGAAAACGGCCATTGACCATGTTGGTTGGTAGGTCGCTAATATCGACTGGCAAGCCCATAAACACATTGAGCAGAGCATCGCGATCGCTGTCATCAATTTCCGGATTACCCAGCGGGAAGGTAATGCTTTGGAATATGTCCTGCGGATAAGCTCTGATGTCCAAATAGAAATTTGCCTGAGATGTAGCGTCAGCGCCATTTTCTAAGGTTGTCTGAATGATTTGCGCCTGTTGGCCATAAAGCGCGATTGAGCCTGTATCGGTAGCGGTGGTTTCGGCGTTTGCTTTATAAACAATTGTTACCTTATTGCGAAGGTCTCCAAGCCGGCGGATTGTTCGGATGTTCGAAGTTAGCGCATGATTGCCACTCAGTCCGACATAACCATTTGCTGCCAAATATGAGCTGCGGTGAGTCGAATCAGCATAGCCAATACGCCCCTGAGCATCTTCATAAAGATAGCCAAGCCCTGATGTGGCCAAGCCTGAAACCAAAGAATAAATATCAGTTGCATTTGAGGATCTAGCCGTAAGCTCATAATTGCCTGGCTGGTCAATATCACCAAGGCCTGAGTTTTCGGCATTAGTCCAGTCTGTCGTTGGGTTGTAATCAGCCCAACTCAAAGCTGCTGGCACTTCATTCCATGTGTTAAAAAGTTCTGTCGAGAGAATGGAATAGATTTGGTTTCCATCATAATCTTTGCTTAATACGCCATCGGTGAGATATTTTGGCAGCTTTGAAAGAGCGCCAAGAGCTGTAACACGCAAAACCTCATTGATGCCGCCTGTGCCGGATGTGGTTACTGATACCTCACGATCTGTTACATAACCGCCAAAAAGATTCACAAATGTGCCGGTTGAATCTTTGACCTTGATTGATACCTGGTCATTTACATCAATCACAATGGGTGTTAAATCAAGGTTGATGATTTCCATGCTGGCATAGCCGGCAACTGGCTGTGAGTAAATATCGGTGCGGCCTGATGTAATGCTCACATTAGCCAAAGTCACGTTGGTGTAGTCACCACCGCCATTGATGGTCAATGACCATTCAGGTGTCCATTGGGTCATAGTGTGAGCTGACCTGCGCCTAGTGCTCCACGGCCGTAAGAGCGATTGAGTACATCTACCACTGTGCGAGCCACGCCCTCAGGATCACCGGCTACGCCGATGTTGATGGTTGGTGCAATTGTTGTCATGGTCGCAGCTTCTCCCATGCGGAAAGAGCCAGCATTGAAGTTGCTGACCACATTCGATGTGTCTGCTGCTGCCTTTGCTCCAGTTGCCGCAGCTGTGGTTACGCCACCACCTGCACCGCCAGTTGAAGCTGTTGGAGTAGGCACGGAAATAGTTGGGATTGAAGTTGTTGGAATGTTAGGCGCTGAAACTGTTGGAGCTTGCAAAGTTGGCTTTGAGATGGTTGGAATGTTAGGCAAAAGCGGCACGGCGTTGTAGGCCTTGATTAGCGCGTTGATGCCGTCGATGGCTCCCCCAATAAGGCTATTGATTACCTTGATGACTGAGGCGATTACATCGATGACACCGCCTGCAACCTTGCCCACTACCGTGAGAGCGCCACCCAGCACAGTGCCGATGACTGGTGCAAGGTAGGTCGAGATATATGCTCCAAAGGTTTTGAAAGTCTCTAGGTTGTCCCCAATGGCTTCTTTGATGCTATTGAAAGCGCTCACCAAGCCATTCCATACTGGGATGAAAATGCTTTGAATAGTTTTGGCTACATTGCTTATGTACCAACCCAAACCGCTTTGACCGTCGAATCCTTTATTAAGTGCATCAAGTACAGGCTGGGCAACTTGGTTGATGAACTTCATCAGTTTTTCAAGGATAGGCAGCAAAGCAAAACCAATGCTTTCTTTGGCTTCATCGAAAGCCACCTTCATGCGATCTAGGCGGCCTTGGAAGGTCTGTGCCTCATTAGCTGCAAACCCTGCAAAAGATGTTCGCAGATTGTCATAAACCAAATTAAAGTTTTTTGTTTTAAGGATGCTTTGGTCAATACCCAATCCCAATTTGCCAAGAGCGTTGGTATTGCCGTCATAGGCTTTGCCAAGACTGTTGGCAATCGCCTCAAGCGGCTTACCCGTCGCGCTCGAAATATCCAAAGCAAGATTGAGCAGCTTTTGGGCTTCTTCGGTATCTTTTGTAGATCGCACCAACCGTGAGAACGCAGGACGTAATTCATCATCAGTTACACCGACTGCCAGCGAAGTTTGGGTTATGTAATCCTCTACCGCTTTGACCTGGGCGATTGTTGCGCCTGTGGTGTTTTCAAGGGTCTTAGCCAGGATGCGTTGGGCTTTTTCGTCATCTAAGGCCGCTTTAACGCCATCAATGCCAATCTTGACGGCATAAGCACCGGCGGCAGCTGCGGCAGCCGCAAAAGCGGCTCCAATGGCTTTTCCGGCCTTGCTCATCTTATCGCCGAAAGTATCCACATCCGCTGTGGCAGTTTTCAGGCTTTTGTTGAGGTTATCTACATCGCCAAGAATCGTGAGCTTTAATGTGCGGCTACCGGCCATTAGTCGAACCTCTTAACGATGCTAGAAAATCCTTCATTCCAACGCTTGATTATTTCAGGTTGAATGTCACGCAAAGTTGGGTAAATCCACCAGCCACGGGAGCCACGACCATAGCGGCCTGACCACACCGGAAACTGCTTGAACTTATTGGAACCAAATTCCAAGCCGCCCCATAGATCGCGAGTAGTACCGCCACCTGAAAATTTCTGTGATGCAAAGCCGTAAGAAATCTCGCCAATTTTAGATGTCTTTGAAACCTTAGCGCCGGATGCGATTCGCACGGCTCCAACGGGATTCGTCTTTGTAAAAGCTGCGGCATCAACTACTTTTGATTTGACATAATCTGCAAGCTCGCCGGAAACTTTGCGTGCCTGGTCGGCGGCTTCATCGTCCATGGCCTTGAATGAGCGAGTGATAGCGCGAAGCTCAGCCTTGTCGTAGCTGATTGCTTCACTTGCCATTTTCTTGCCTTTCCAAAATCTCTAGGACGGTTAGCACATCTTCCGCTGTTTCAAACGCTTCCCGTGGGAGACCAGTTTTTATGGTGATCTCCCACAGGGTGCGGTTTAGGCTTCCGACTGGGTAGCTTTTGGGTTTGCATCACCGACTTCAACGCCGGCCACAGTTTCAATCCATACATCAAAAGGCTTCACAGGCTTTCCGGCCGCTTCGCGCTTCATAGCGTGATAAGCCAAAAAGGTTAAATCGGCAATGCCAATTTTATCCTGAGCCTGAGAGATGATGTTGCCTGTGTGCTTCTCCCACTTTACCCACTCAGGTGGTGCGGCCACATAAGTAGCTGAATCGCCTGAGTTATATTCGATTGTTATTGGTAGTTTCATTTTGTCTCCCGATTAGGTTTGGTTTAGCTGAATGTCTCAGATGGTACGCCCACGACTGTAAATGATAAATCGACAGTCTGTGCATCCGGCGCTGTTCCACCGACTGCTGGGAATACAGGGAGCACGTTAAATGCAAAAACGGCTCCGGTTACAGCTGTGAGTGACACAGCGAGTGTGGTGTTTGGTGCTGATTCGCATGCTGACCATAGAGCTTCGCAAAGCGATCCTGAAGCGCCCCAGTCTGCGAGCATTGACACGTCGAATGTCCATTGGTCATCGATGTGCTTGTAAGCCTTGCCGTCGAGAGTCTGATAGGTCTCGATTGTTGGGCTATTGGTAAGGGTTGCTGATGTTGCCTGAGCATCATAGCTAGTGGTCGCAATCGTCAATGTGAGATCGCGACCAGTGATGATTGTCGTTGCCACTTGTTCTCCTTAGTTAGTTTGGGTGTAGTAGGTCGAGACATTAATATCAGCGCAAAGCATGGTTGATGCTCCCACTTCCAATGGCACCGGCTTTTCTACATTTCCGACTTCGTACCCTGACGGGATTGCCGCCAGAATTCCAATGACCAGTTGCTCTAGGTTATCGAGCGAGCCTGGGTTGCTGTTGTACTGCACGATTGCAGTGATGGTGAAGTTAATCTTTACTTTTGTAAGTGCGCCGATAAGAGTCGGTTCCATGTAAGGCGATGACGGCACAATGACGATTGCTGGCGGGATTGGTGACTCTGGCACATAGCCGTAGCTTGTGGCGGCTAATGAGCTGAAAGCGCTAGCGAGTGTTGATCTAGTGCCGGCGATTGAGGATGCGGTCACTGCACAAATCCCTGTGCATCGAGATATGGGTAAAGCAAAGTGCTCACGCGATTGGTCAAGCTGCGACCCATGCGGTATGGCGTAGAAGCAAAATCAACGCCTTCAATTTGGCCACCAGCTGCAATGCGGGATTGAAATACTTCGACGGACACAGCGAGGATTGCTGACTCAATGGCATCATTGCCGGCATAAATCTCAGCTGCGGAATAGCCGGAAAGGGTTGCTGTGCCTGATGGGATTGCTTCGCGCAAGGTCACATCGGCGTTTGTAAGAGCTGCCGAAAAATGGAAGTCACCAGCGGTTACAACGGTGTGTGTTGCGCTGAATGGTGCTGGCAGGCCGGTGACGATGACGGATTGACCTGCCACAAAGTGATGTGGGCGCAATGTGTAGAAATAAGCCACATTGCTAGTGAGCTTGTAAGAATCAACTGCCGTGGTGTTTGCCACCAGCATAGGCAGGATTACGGCCTCACTTGTGTTGATGATTTCGTTTAGATATGCGTCTGAATACAAAGATGTGCTCACGCCCAGCACGGTGCGAAGCTGTGCTGCGGTAACTATGCTGGGCATGAGACATCCTTTCGACTGCTGGGCTAGATCGGGAGAGCTAGCCCATGATTAGTGGTGGCTATTACGCCTTGTTATTCTTAAATGCGCCGGCAGCAATCTTTGTTGCCAATGCACCGAATGAATAGAGACCGACAGTGATTGAACCATCAGCTGTTGATTCTGCACGGAGTGTGTATTGTGCAGGATCTTCGTACCATGTGTATGCATCAGGATTGACCATGAGCAATGTGCCATCTGCATCACCTGAGTTGAGTGATGGATCCACAAAGAAATCAAGGCCAGCGACATTGCCACGGAGGCTGCGAGGTGAGAGCGCTCCGCCGGCGTTCTGAGGCTGTGAAGCTGTGTAGATTGGGCGGCCTGAGTCATTGAGAGACATGATGTTGCCCCACTGACCTGTGCCACCAATCATTGCTGATGCAAATGGATTTGCGAGACCAGCTGTTGCACCATACACAGATGCTGCACCGCGAGCTACAAAGCCGAGAAGCTCTGCTGCTGTTGGGTATGTTGTTGTTGTTGTTGAATCAGCTGTTGCACCTGAAACTAGGGCTGCTGAAACGTAAGCGTTCTGAGCCTTAGCCATGGCAGCGACCATGTTGCGGTAGAGCTCATCATAAAACGCTGGGTTAGAGCGGGTCAGAAGCTCGACAGAGAATTTCTGTTGTGAAGCAAACTTCTTCACGGTTACAGATAAGAAGCTTGAGGCCTGGTCTGTCTCAGAAAATGCTGCATCTTCATCAGCTGCTGCTGCTGTTGGTGCAGTTGTAATCTTTGGAATCTCAAAAGTAAGGCCTGCTCCTGGGAGAGTACCGCGTGAGATTGCATCAATTGATGGACGGATCATTGTTGAAAGACCGTTGATGACAGTTGTCATTTGTGGTGTTGGGTTAAATGCAGCGTTGTCTGTGGTGTTATCAGCGGCCATGACATAGCGCTTTGCATCTTCATCACCAAGTGCTGCCTGAATCTTGTTTTCAAGATACTTTGCAGCTGTAACCTCAATGCGTGGCTTTGCTGTGAATCCACCAACAGCTGTTGCTGCTGCTGTTACTGACTGTGCGGCTTCTACCGTCTCGACGGTGTCCGCGTTTGTGACGGTGTTATCCACTTCGTCTCCTTCTGTTGTTGTTGTTTCTTCTGCATCCGGTGTGGATTCAGAATCTTCTTCGCCCTCTGTGGCGGCTACTTCGCTGACCCTGGCAGATCGGATAGCAGGCTCTGACGTTAAAGCAACGCCTGTGAGCTCGCCCGCCAAAATGCGCACTGTGCCATCTTTGAGTGTTTCGTACTCATCAATTGAGACTTCAACTGAAAAGCCATCGCGTAGGCCTTCAGCAGCTTCAACCAGCGCATCATTGCCGGCTGTTGTCTCAGCGATTTTAAATGTTGCGACGATTGCTGAGTCTGTCTGCTCCATCGATAGAGTCTTGCCGATGCGGCGAGCACGATCATGTTCAAGATTGAGCAAAACCGGCTGTGCTTCAATCGAGCCTTTTGCAAACTGGGTTTTGCCAATTGATGTGTTGCCGGTTTCATCGAAAGTCACAATTGTGCCGGTGATTGTGCGCTCTGCTGAATCGGCAGCAGTAACCTTCATTGATGTGGTTAGTTTTTTCATAGCAGCATGTCTTCTTCCTCGCGGATTTCTTCTACGGTGATTGCGCCAATTTCATAAAGTGTCTTGTACGCGGCAATTCGCTCTGCAAGTGAGCCACGCAAGAAATCGTCGAGGTCAAAACGCACGACTGTGCCTGCTGGCACAAAATCAGTAAAGCTCATGCGCTGTTCGATGACTGAAAGATAATTGCGGAAAGCAAAATCAATGAGATCCCGGCGCTTGTCTAATGCGTTTGAGTAAGTGAATGTGCTCTGTTGTGCATCTACAAAGTACGCCGGGATTCCTGTGGCTCGCGCCAATTCCAAAGCCACATAGTTGCGAGCTTCATTGAGTTGAAGATTCTTAGGGTCATAACCAAATGAATCTAGCGATACATCAGCGTTGAGATAAACAAATGACTTCTTGACACGACGGCTAAGAGCCTGCATGAGCTTTGATACACGATCAGGTGGAAGTGATGTGCCGTTTGACTTGACCACCATTTGAGGATTTGGGTTGAGTGCAAAATCAAGTGCTGCTGATTCGAGAGCTGCTGCCGCACGGATTGTGCGACCAGCGCGAGCCAATAGACCTTCGGTACATCCTGGGAATACGACAAGATTTGCGGCATCGATGTATTTGCCATCGACCATGTACGCGGTGATTTCAGTTGATTGCGCGTTGGTCTGAATAGTTACGCGCTCAGGAGCAATGCGCTCCATTGCGCGGATTCTGCCGGTGTCTGCATAGCGCTCTGTGGCGTAGGCATACGCGACCGGATGAAAGAAAAGGTCTGAGACTATCCAGCTCCAAAAGGTTGTGCCAGGGATGCGTGGATCTGGTTGATTCAAAACGCGTGGCTGACCTTCTATGCGCTCGCCTGTGCCTTCATTACGGGCAACCAATGGAAGTGATCCGATGGTTTGCATGACTGAGCAAGAGCGATAAATTGTTGGCACAGTCATAGCTTCTTCGCGAGTAGCTGAAGATGCTGTGATGCCAAAGAGCGCAACTGCATTGCCGTAGTAAGGCTGCAATGATGCATCGACTGAATCGAGCTGTGCAGCTTCTAGCTTGCGGTTAAATAAACCCATGCCCCCATTTTACGGGAGCCGGTAGCGTTACATCACCATGATGTCAAGGTCTGTCGCTGGGCGTGTCGCAAAGTGAGTCACAAGAGCTGTGGCCACACTGGCGCAC